CAATAAATGATCCAGATATTCCTGTTGCTGTCAGACTTCTAATTAATACAGCATTTGCACCTAACGAACCTGATATCCCTCCGGAAGTGAATCCTACAGCACCTCCTTCTTCCAAAAATGTTACTCTTGTTGATAATGAAGAACTGGGTGCTACAAATGATCCGGATATCATTGTTGATGTAAATACTGGATTTGCTTCTAGTACGGTTGTTCTTGTACTAAATGATGCTGATGGCGTAATAAATGATTCAGAAATACTTGTTGCAGTTAAACTTCTGATTAATGTAGCATTAGGTCCAAGAGAACCGGAGATACTTGTTGAACTAAATACCGGATTTGATTCTAATGCAGTTGTTCTTGTGCTAAATGACGAGCTAGGAGCTACAAACGAACCTGATATCATTGCCGATGTAAATACGGCATTACTTTCTAATACAGTTGTTCTCGTACTAAACGATCCACTATCTATTTTTAAATTTGATATTCTAGTTGAAAATGAAGCAGATGGTGCTACAAATGATCCAGAGATGTCAGCTGCAATTTGTGCTGAGCCAGATAATGTACCAGGGGTTACTGTAGGATTATTTTCTAATACTGCTACCCTTGTGCTAAAACTTGCGCTAGGTGCCGTAAATGATCCTGATATCATTGTTGAATTAAATACCGGATTACTTTCCAATGTAGTTGTTCGTGTACTAAATGATCCGGATGATTTAGTAAATGAACCAGATATCATTGCAGATGTAAATACCGGATTACTTTCTAACGAAGTTACTCTTGTTGATAATGAAGAACTAGGAGCTACAAATGAGCCTGAAATTGTTGCAGCAGTTAAACTTCTAATTAATACAGCATTAGATCCTAATGAACCAGAGATGCCTGATGATGTAAATACGCCATTTCCTTCCAATGACGTTACTCTTGTCGAAAATGATCCACTATTTGTTTTTAAATTAGTTATTCTAGAACTTAAACTCGAACTCGCAGCTGTAAATGAGCCAGATATTGTTGCGGCAGTTAAACTTCTAATTAATACAGCATTAGATCCAAGAGAACCGGAGATTCCACTAGCAGTAAATCCAACTGCTCCACCTCCTTCTAAAAATGTTACTCTTGTTGAAAAGGACGAACTAGGTGATGTAAATGATCCACTTATATTTGAAGCAATTTGTGCAGAACCAGATAACGTTCCGGGAGCAGTTATATTTGATAATGCAGATCCATTACCTACAAATGATCCACTGAATATAGAGCCTGTAACTGCTTGAGTTATTATGACTGGACTGCCAATTGTTATTGGTGATAGTCCTTCTAGTCTTCCAAATGATCCTGTAAATGATTTTATTATTCCACTACTACTTATGTTACCAGATGATGTAATATTAGTGTTAACAAATAATCCACTATTTTGAGATATGGATGCGGTTGCAGTACCTGACGATATTTGAGATAGATTTAATCCTACTATACTAGTTGATGGTATATTTGTTATTCCGTTACCATTACCAAAAAATGATCCACTAAATGATCCCGATACTCCTCCATCTGATAAAGAAAAATCTACATTTCCAGATCCAGATACAAATATAGATCCTGTAACCGTAACACCGGTGTTATTAGTGACTATCCCCGGGGGTCCTTGTGCTCCATCTACGCCTGCAGGACCAGGTCCGCCTGTTGCGCCAACTGCTTGTATTTCAACGTTAGGATTATTAAAAGGAGTTACTGTAACTATATTACCGGTATTATTATTTGTAATAGTGAGTGTATGTGTAGGTTGTGATATACTTATTTCACTAATATTTTTAGTAACAGATGTACTCATTTTATATAGTTGTTACTTGTTTATTTAATTGTATTTGCCCTTGCAATAATCTGATTTTCTCAGGGCCATTTGTTAGTTCTAAATCGTAAGATGCTTCGCTAAAATTAAAATCATTAGTGATAGCATGTCCTAAATATATTCCTAAACTACCGGAGGTCGGAGAAGTTACTAAATCACTTCCTCGTAAACTTATATATGACCCAGAAACAGCTTTAATAGGAATATTACCTGAACTGCCAGTTAATGAAGCATATGTAGTATTTCCACCTGGGGCATTTTTTATCTGCATTGATGCAGAATATCCTGTTAAATCAATTCTTGTCCCGGCTGGGGATTTATAGATGATATCAAAATCGACAGTTGCGCCCTGATCTATTGTGAAAGAATATCTTCCTGCTGCCATAGTATCCTTTTCTTATAAATATGTTAGAGTTTGACATTACAGTAAAAAAGGAGGCCGAAGCCTCCCTTTATTTTAGTTACTAATTAATTAATTAATAATTATATAGTGTCTAATGCAGATACAAAGATCTTACCGTAGAATTCTGGTCTTACCATTTTCTTAGCATATCTTGTCATTACACCTTTTCTTGGAGTAAAGTTATCTGGATCGTATACCAATGGAGTCATAATTAAAGGTACATATGGAGCATAAACAGCACCTGTTTCTAGGAACTGTGATCCTCTATATCCCATTAATATAGCATTCTCAGTCATATAAGGATTCTTATAAACTTGGAATCTATTATTAATAGCACCTACTTTTTGAACACCCATTGCAAATTGCATTTTATCGCCATCCGTATCAGCAGCATATCCTGGAATTGATTCCAAAATAGTTGCTACAGTTGGAGAACATACCAAGAAATTAGCTCCACCTCTTAATGTTAATTGGTGAATTTTATTACTAACTTTTTGTACTTTTGTTCCTAAAGTTTGGAACCATGTACCTTGGTTGTATGCTTGAGCAGTTGCATTTGATTGGACAAAGCTATTACTAGCAGAATCAAATTCAAAACCAACTTTTGCAGACCATCTATCAACAGTTTGAGCATTTTGCATCAACATGTCTAATATCTCTAAATCAATTTCTTGCGAAATATATTCAGATAACATAGAAGTTAATTCAGCTTCAGCATCAATTGAATGATAAGCATTTAAATCTTGAGCAAATTCTGGACTCCAGATAGCTTTTAATTTTCTTGTCTTAGCAACGATTGCTTCACTTCTTAACTCTAAGTTAATTTCTGGTATATCTAATTTAGTAGATGAATCAGTATTATTACCAACAGCTGCTGGATCTTCGAAATCGCCTCTCGTAGAATCAGTAGGTTGTTTTTGGTAAATTACTTGGATTGGCCCGTTAACAACAGGAGTAGCAGCAGTTTCAATTAAGAAATGTATGTGATCTCCATTTTGCTCATCTAATCTTGTAAATTCTGGAAATACTGTAGTAATACCTGTTCCTGTTACGTTAAATGCTCTTAAGCCTTTAGGGTCATATCCAGGTATTCCTGAAGTTGGGATAGATAATACTTGTGTCTTTTTACCAACAAGTGATGCAGATAATTCAGAATTGTAATTAGTAAAATAATTAAATCCAGCTTGATTTCCTGCGCCTTTGTTAGTAAATACACCAGTTCCAGCAGCTATAGAACCTGTTTTAGCAGCATCTGATGCAAGAGTTAATGATGAAGTTACATCATTAATAGAATATCCAAATCTTCCAGCGCCATATAGACCCTCAGAAGGAGCAGATGTTCCTCTATCTTTATCAGTTACACCAAATACAGAATCAGTCTGTGATGTTCTTCCCGCGCCAGAAATAAAATCATTTCCTGCTGCAGTTCCACCTTTTGCAATACCTTGCTTAGTTCCGTATTTGAAATCTAAGAAAAATACTAGACCTGATGGTAGGTTCATTGGTTGCACAGATACAAAATCTTTTGCTGCTATTTCAGCAAAGATTCTTCTTACAAGTGGAAGGGCAACACCCGACCATTGTTCTGCATTTGAATCAGTACCAGTAGCATTTGCTTCTGTTACCAATTGCTTGGCTTGGTTCTCTAAAAGAACGGCCATGCCTCTTCTCTCAATCTCGGTATCAATTCCTTCTAACAGTCCGGTTTTTTCCCATTTGCTTTCTAAGCCAATAGCAACCTCTTGTTGAGTTGATTGATGATCATGAGGTAATAAAGAATTTACATTCATTGTTTTCCTTTGTTATTATTTTAAATTTGCTAATTTTTTCCATCTTGCAGCTAACTGATTTCCTTCAGAAAGAATTTCTTTCTTAGGTGCAGTTGATCTACTTGGTTTGGAAGCATAGCTTTCTTTAATTGAACGTTTTGTTTTTGTAGCCACAAATGACTCACTCAATGTAGTAAAAATTAATTTCACTTCTCTTAAATTAGAAGCTCTATCAAAGTTTTCTATTACTTTCATTTTTTGTGATTCGTTTAATGGATAGTTTCTAAACAATTTGTTCGAAAATAGTAATTTTGCATTTAAAAGATTGACTTCATTAATTTTAGATTTCAAAAATTTAATAACAGTATAAGCTTCTTTAAGATCTTTTTTATCTTCTTCTTCTTTTGTCATTTCTTTTTCGTCTTCTTCTTTAACTTTATCTTTATCGTCACCTTCTTCTTCAGTCAATGCACTGATGATTTCATCTAAAGAAATATCTTGGTCGACTTTTTTCTCATCGTCTTCGTTTGTCATTTCTTTATCTTCTTCTTCAACAGTTAATTCACCTTCGCCTGGATCTTCTGTATGAGTTTCGGAAGCATCATCACTAACACCATCAGTAGATCCGATATCTGAAGAATCTAATTCTTCAGTTTCTAGGTCTGCTTCTAGTTCAGCAATAAGAGATTCAAGTTCTAAAGCTTCATTTGGATCTTTCTCATCCATATCTTCTTTAGTCATATCATCATCATGGGCCATTTCCGGCATCATTTCATCTGCTGGTTTTTCTGGATCCATGTCTTCGTTTGTATCATCATTATAATCGCCTTCTGGCATCATATCATCATTATCAGTTTCCATAGGCATATCCATAGCCGGCTCTTCCGGAACTTCCATGTCCATTTCAACTTCATCGCCTTCTTCTTCAGAAAGTTTAGCTGATAACATTGATTGTAGTCTTGGGGTGAACGCTTCTTCTAATGCAACTTTTGCATTCGCTAGTGCAGTTTCCCTTACGGCTTTTGCATCTGCAATAGCATCTTTTAATAAATCGTTCATCGATTTTTCCTCGTATTTAATTTGGAAATAAGATTATTAGTAATCTTAATAAGAATTTATATAATATTGAGTGACTATGTATTGAGACATAGTATCTTTGTATTAATAATATATATTAAGGAAGCAATGAAATATAATGAAATTTAATCGTTATCTTGTATGCTAGATATATATTTAGCTTTTTGAAGTTCTCTACGTCTAGTTACAGATTTTTTTTGAAATTCTTTTTTGTCTTTTAGAATCTGTAATGTATTAGAATCCTTCATTAATTTCTTCCAATGTTGAAGCGCATATGTTATATCGCCATTTGGATTTCTTTTTGATGATAATACCTTTGCACCTAATGCATGCCCAGGTAGTGTCATTTGTATGTGTTTGTAATTTTTTCCCATGTAACTTTATTTTTAATATATAACTAATATAATGATTTTAATTCAAATAAACAAATTTATTTTAATCTTTTTGAATCTGTAGCTGTCATATGATCATTAAATGCTGGGCCTTGATTATGTACGCCAGCCGTAAATTGATCTTCTTCTATTTTAGCACCGGCCATTAAATCGTCGTCATCTGAATTAGTTGAATCAGGTGCTTCTGGATTATGATTATCTTCAGAAAGAGCTCCATTAACATTATAATATTTGTTTAATACAGTTCCCATATCATCATATGCAGATTCTAATCTTTGTTGTAATGAACTCATTTCAGTTGCCGTCTTCTCAAATACTTTATACGCTTCATTCATTTGTTTCATATGTCTAGATACAGTTACATTATCAAACCAATGTTCTGATTCTTGTAATGTTAATGCTTCAGCTTGTTGTATGATATTTTCTAATGTTTTAGTAACTTCTTTTAGTTTTGCATTACTATATACCATTTCGCCTATTTGATGAAAATTTCCTACTGCAGAAAGAAATGACTTTTTATCTTCTTTTTGCATTTTTGGTTTTTCTGTCTCTCCTAAATATTTTTCATTTAAGATGTGATTCATTAATTGATTTTCCCAATTTTTCATATTAACTATACCTTTCTAATGTTTTAATTAGACCTTCAATATTTTTAGTTGCTTGACTTATATATCTACTCATTGAATCTGATTGTTGATTATATGATACATCTTGTGTTGCCATTGCTCTATTATCAAACTCTCTAGCCATTTCTTCTTCTAATGATTCTAATTGTTCAATGATACCTGATAAATCACTAACATATTCTTGAGCTAATTCTGTATCAGGCTCTGAATCATAAGCAACGCCTCGATTGCCTTGCATTTGAGGTGCTTCATTTATTTTTTTAAAGCTTTGTGCTATTCCAGATAATTTAATCATTCTTTTCTTTCTTATGGTCTATACTTAGTAAAATCAATTTCCGGAGATTGTGGATCATTTCCTAAAAGATCTACCATTAATCCTGTACCTCTTTTATTTAAAGAATTAAAAGGCCCAAATTTACTACTATGACTTGCTGATAACAAATCATTAAATGTTGTCAAATTCTTTTTACCACCTATTGTAGGATTTCCTAATTGTGCATTTTGCATTGGAGATATATTATGTCCTAATATTGTACCGGTACCTTTTTTCTGCGTACCATTTGTCGGGCCATATTCTGATTTTAAATTTATTAATGCCATATTAAAATTCCCTTATTATTGTTGTGATTAAATTTTCTACTTTGGAATACTTTTGTTGTGCAATTCTGTTTACTGACTCATTTACGGGTGATAAAAAAGCTCCATGAGTCGATGGATTTGAAACAAAATCAAAAGCAACTAATTCAAAATCTGGCTGGACCTCTAATGTTTGACTTCCTTCACGCATTACTTCTTTTACCGATCCCATACCTCTAGACGAAATACCTAATCTTATTCCTGATTTAAATAATTCTTTTAAAATATTTCCTGATGGAGTTCCTAGTACTTCAACTCTACCTACTAAATCATTTCCGGCCCAATTCATATCTAGTATGTTATGCGACACATTATTTAAATTGACTACTGACGAATCTGGATGATCTAGTTCTCCTAATGCTCTTCTTTCTTTAATAAACGTTCCGGCATATTTTTTTGCTTCACGCATCAATAACTCTTTTGGATATACTCGTTCATTTTGATTTTTTGCATCTGCTCTTTGTAATACACCTGATACAATTAATTTACCATTATTCTCTGTTAATGATTCATTAATTTGTTGTGGTGAAATTTCAAATACTGTATAATCTACTAATAATTGTTTGCTCATTTTAGTCCTTGCATAAATAGACCGGAGTTAATAAATTGCTGATGTTGATCGAAACGTTTTCTTTCGTCTGCATATAAGCGTGTTTGCCGTTCTAATGTTAAATCTTTATTTTCTTTAGCATTAATAAATTGTTTCCATGTTCTATTTGGGATCATTGTGATAATTCCTTAAGTCTATTTGCTATTCGAATCATTCGTTCGTTAATTTTTGAAAATCTCTTTCCGGTTGATTTCCAGAAATGATTTGATTGAACTCCCATTTCTGTTTTTAATCTTAAATTGTTTGAAACAATTTTTTCCATTTCAGATAACATTTTATTAACTTCATTAATACCTCTGTTAACTTTTTGTGATGGAGTTGATGTAGGATCTTTTTTATAATCTCTATATGATACTTCATTAACAATACCATACATTTCAGACATCATTTTTTTGTAAGTGGATTTGGATTCCATTTTTTGTGTAGATGTCATTTTTTTAAATATACGATTTGTTTTTGGAACTTTTTTCATTCCTCCTTGGTCTATAGTATCTTCATCTGCATCTCCAAATGCATATGGAGTTTGGTATCCAGGCACAGATGCCGTTGAGCTCATTTCTTCTAACTCATCCTCATCTTTGACTGCTTTAGTAACAGCCTTTCTTCTTGATTTAAGATATTTGTCAGAATCATCAACATCGCCATCATTATCTATATCATCATCTTCTTTTCCTACTGGATCTAAAGCTTCAAAATATTTTTCAATTTCATCTAATAATTTCATTATTGTTGCCTTTTTAATACGTAAATTGCTTTTGCATTAGAACTAACAACTTTTGTTGGAGATAATTCATATATAGTCCCTACTGATAAATGTGCTATATTTATTGATCCGCCTCCGGATAAAGTTATTGTTCCTGTTGCACTACTCTCTCCTACTATCACAGCACCATGACCATAATTAGATCCGGTGAAATTAACTGTTGTATTATTAACTGTCGTTACTGATGTATATCGACCTGGATGTCCTAGCCTTTCGAAAACATTATACTCACTTCCTGTTGCCGGTAATATGTATGGTCCACTCATGATTTACCTGTCTTTTTAATTTCATTAATAAGTTCATGATAACGAAGTATTGTTAATACATCTTTATCTTCTACAATATGTTTTTTGCTAAGATTACTCAATAATTTAGCAACCTCTTTAATTTTTATTCTAACAACTTTACTAGCTATTTGAGTAGTAGTAGTTAATAAATCTTTTTGTAATTTTTTTGTTTCTAATATAATATATTTTTTTAACTTTTCTGAATTAGTTACATTATTAATATATTCTCTTAAAACTTGTTTTTGTTTTAATGATAATTTAGAATACTTTTCATTAAATTTATCAATGATCATTTTTGATGCTAATATACGTATATCATTATTTTCTGAAACCAATGTAGTTTTAGCTGTTGGCTTAAGTTTTCTTTGTATATATTCTACTACCTGATATTTAGTTTCAATATAATCTTTAGGATCATCTGCTTGAGCATACTCAAATAATTTATAAACTGAAGCATGAATTTTATAATCATGTACTCTAGATTTGAAAAATTCTTCAATTACAAATTTAGATTTTATATTTTTTATTAAATTATACTTCTCACGTTTTAATTGAGATTCATTAATGTTTTTTCTAGCTGTGATAACCGCATCTACAAATTCTATAGATTTTTCATTCATGTTGAACGTCTCTTCTTTTAGAGATCTATAAAGTTTTAATTCGTTTGTTAGTTCCGAATTTTTTGTAAAGTGTTTTTTGATAATATTTAATGCCGGGGAGTTCTTATTAGACATAGTATCGCTTGCTACCTGTCTTACCAATAGTTCGAAAACTAATCCGGTATTTTTTACTTTCGAGTGTTTTAATCCATTCATTGAAGCATCCTAATAGTCTACATGTTTTAAATAAATATGTATTGATCTGTAATTCATATCATTATATTTCATTTAATTGATCTTCATCTAATAATGTACCATTATCATTATTATGATCAACCGTATTTAATGATTCGTTTAATATTGCATTTTTTGGTGTTTGTTGTAACTGATCTAAAGATGATATAAATGACTTGACCTCTAAACTTAAAGGATTTGTCTTTCTATATGTATGTTGTAACGGATTTTTATCGGTTGCAAAAGTACTACTCATATCTTTAGCTCCTAATGGATCTCTT